GTTACGGGTCGTGGCGCTGACTTGTTTATCATTGACGACCCTCACTCGGAACAAGATGCGCTGAGTGAGACTGCGTTTGACCACGCATATGAGTGGTACACATCTGGTCCTCGACAGCGTCTGCAGCCTGGCGGTGCGATTATTTTGGTTATGACCCGCTGGGGTAAGAAGGATTTGACGGGTCGTTTGTTGGCCAATCAGTCTTCGGATCCGATGGCGGACCAGTGGGAGGTAGTGGAGTTTCCTGCGCTGCTGCCGTCGGGTCGCCCGTTGTGGCCTGAGTTCTGGGAAAAAGATGCGCTGCTGTCGATTAAGGCTTCGTTGCCGTTGGGCAAGTGGGCGGCGCAGTGGCAGCAACAGCCGACGAGTGCGGGTTCGGCTATTGTTCGGAAGGAATGGTGGCAGAAGTGGGAGAAGGATGAGATCCCTCCTGTGAAGTATATCGTGCAGGCGTACGATACGGCGTTTTCAAAGAAAGAATCTGCTGACTACTCGGCTATTACGACCTGGGGAATCTTTGAGCCCGAGGAGGGCGGCAAGGAGCACATCATTCTGATGGATGCCCAGAGGGGCAGGTGGAGCTTTCCAGAGCTGAAAGAGGTCGCTTTTGAGGAGCACGCGTATTGGGAGCCTGACATGGTTATCATCGAGGCCAAGGCGACGGGTCGTCCGCTGATTGACGAGCTTCGCAGCCGGGGCATTCCTGCGCTGGGCTTTTCCCCAGGTAGACGTGCGGGCGGTGGTGGTGTAGATAAGACCACACGGATGCACATGGTGTCGCCGCTATTTGAGGCCGGGTTAGTCTGGGCTCCAGAGGATAAGAAGTTTGCTGAGGAAGTGATAGAAGAGGTGTCTTCATTTCCCAATGGCGATCATGACGACTTCTGTGATAGTATGACACTAGCTTTAATGCGTTTCCGCCAAGGCGGTTTCGTAACCATACACGACGAGGAGCGGCCTGACCTTGCTGATCAGGCACCTCGTAAACGGGAGTATTACTGATGGCGCTACCTCCGCAGCCGTTTGGCAACATGGTAGACCGCGACACAGGCCCCGCTGGTCCAATGGATCCGGCGGGCGTTGACGTCTCTGTCTTTCAACCTGAAGAGTTTGAAGGCGGCGCTCAGGTAACGGAAACACCCGACGGCGCACTTGTCGAGGCTTTGATGGGCGGCGAGATGGAGATGATGGCTCAAGAAGAGCTCATCCCGTTTGATGCCAACCTATCTGAGTTCCTTGAGGACGAGACGCTTGGCGAGATTGCATCGGATCTTGTTGGGGCGTACGAGGACGACTTGGCCTCTCGTTCGGACTGGGAAGAGACATACACCAACGGCTTGGATCTTTTGGGCGTACAGTCCGAGGAGCGGACGACGCCGTTCGAAGGCGCATCGGGCGTAACACACCCTATCGTTGCCGAAAGCGTCACGCAGTTCCAAGCGCAGGCGTACAAAGAGCTTTTGCCTTCCGGTGGCCCAGTCAAGACGCAGGTTGTGGGGTTGAACTCACCTGAGCGCCTCGAGCAGGCGGACCGCGTTAAGGATTACATGAACTATCTTATCACGGATAAGATGGAAGAGTACGATCCCGACACGGATCAGATGTTGTTTTATCTCCCGCTGTCAGGTTCGACGTTCAAGAAGATTTACTTCGACAGCGCCAAGAATCGTCCGGTAGCCAAGTTCGTAGCTGCGCAGGACGTAGTCATTCCGTACTCGGCCTCTGACCTACGCAGCGCGCCGCGGATTACCCATGTCTTGAAGATGTCGGACAACGATGTTCGAAAGATGCAGGTTGCTGGTATTTACCGCGACGTTGAGCTTTCGAGCGGTTCGGATGACGAAGAGAACGAAGTCGCGAAGAAAGTAAACGAGCTGCAGGGCACGTCGAAGTCGTCCTATACGGATGATGTACGTACGATCCTCGAGATGCACGTTGAGCTGGACCTTGACGGTTTTGAGGACATAGGTTTGGACGGTGAGCCGACAGGCATCAAGCTGCCGTACATCGTGACGATCGATGAGGCGAGCAACGAGATCCTGGCTATCCGCCGGAACTACCTAGAGGCGGATCCGAACAGAGAGTCGATCCCCTACTTTGTGCATTACAAATTCCTGCCTGGTCTGGGTTTCTATGGCTTCGGTCTGACCCACATGATCGGCGGGCTGGGTCGCGCGGCCACGAGCATCCTGCGCCAATTGATCGATGCTGGTACGCTGTCGAACCTCCCTGCAGGCTTTAAGGCGCGCGGTATTCGTGTCGCCAACAGCGACGAGCCGTTGCAGCCGGGTGAGTTCCGCGACATCGATGCACCGGGTGGTAACATCCGCGACGCTATTATTCCGCTGCCGTACAAAGAGCCTTCCGCTACCTTGTCCCAGCTTTTGGGGGCATTGGTCGAGGGCGGTCGCCGCTTTGTTTCTGTTGCGGACAACCAAGCTCAGAACATGGGCCAAGAGCAGCCGGTCGGTACGACTGTTGCGTTGCTCGAGCGCGGCATGAAGGTTCTGTCTGCGATTCACAAGCGGCTGCATTATGGGCAGAAGCAGGAGTTTAAGATTCTTGCGCGCATCATTGGCGAGAACATGCCAGCGATGTACCCGTATGAGTTAGCTAACCAAGGCCAGCAGCTCAAGGATCAAGACTTTGATGGCCGCGTAGACATCCTCCCTGTCAGCGATCCGAACATCTTCTCGATGGCCCAGCGCGTTGCGTTGGCTCAAGAGCAGCTAAAGTTAGCTCAGACTAACCCTCAGATGCACAATGTGCACGCTGCGTACCGTCGCATGTATCAGGCCCTTGAGGTTCAGAACATCGATGAGATTCTGCCGCCACCTCCACAGCCACAGCCTATGGATCCGGCGATGGAAAATGGTCGTGCGTTGGTCGGCACCCCGATGCAGGCTTTCCCGAACCAGAACCACGAAGCTCACATTCAAGCGCATGCGGCCTTCTTTAAGATGCCGTTGGTGCAGGCGACTCCTCATGCCGTCACTGCTTTAATGGCGCACATCATGGAGCACGTCGCTATGTTGGCACGTGAGCAGATGATTACGCAGTCCCAAGAGCTAATCCAGCAAACTCAGTTGGCAGCCCAGACAGGGGCGATTGATCCGATGCAGGCGCAGCAGCAGATTCAACAGACTCAGGCCGCGTTGCAAGATCCAAAGCACGCGGCGGATTATGCGGCATTATTGCAACAGCAGCTTCTTGAGCAGCTTCTTCCAACACTTGCGCCACCAGCCCCAGATCCCATGGCGGACCCACTGGTGCAAATCCGCAACGCTGAACTTCAGCTCAAGCAGCAAGAGCTTATGCAGGAAGGTCAGATTGACCAGGCGAAGTTGCAGATCGACCAAGCGAAGATGGCTCAGAAGGCTGCGGGTGAAGCCGCTCGCATGGAGTTGCAGGAAGAGATTGCGGATGATCGGAATGAGGTCAACCGTGAGCGGATCGCTGCCCAGATGGCAATGGCTGCCCAGCGCAACCAAGGGGGTTAGTATGCCTTTGAAGTCCGGTAAGTCTCAAGAGGCTGTGTCCTCAAACATCAGTATGCTGCGTGACGAGGGCAAGCCACAGGATCAGGCTGTTGCCATCGCCTTGCAGAAGGCTGGTAAGTCTAAAAAGAAACTGGCTGATGGTGGTATGGTCACTGATTTCAGCCCCATCTCACGACCTCAAACCTTTCGAGGAGTTTTCTAATGCCTTCTATCACAATCACTTTTGGGGACATGACCCCTGTAGATACTTTTGAGCAGTCAGACGATGGCCGCAGCTGCCCTATTGCTACGCAGGACCCTGATGTAAACAACAAGAACCGCGAAGTGGCGATCGAAGAAGCCAACTATCGGGATCCTGCAGACGACGGCGGTTTTGTTCGCTCTGAGGTTTGTGGCAACTGCGCAGCGTATAATCAGTCGGACGACATCCTTGACTGCATTGGTGACAACTCTGGACAGGTTGGCTACTGCCAGCTGTTGAAGTTCTCTTGTTCTGCTGAGTACACATGTGATAAGTGGGCAGAAGGTGGTCCAATCACATCTGACTTGGACAATGATTATGGAGAATACCTGTAATGGATGTTGTGGACTTTGCGTCACACATGTATAAGTTGTTGCGACAGCGGCAGGAGGACATCCGTGAGGTGTTAGCCGCTGACGGTCTTCCCAATTGGGAGGAGTACAAAAAATTGGTTGGAGAGTTACGGGGCCTTTCCTTTGCAGCCGATGAAATTAAAGCCCTGCTGGAGAACCACGCTGACTATGACGAAGAAACTTTATCTTCCTGACCATGTCGCGCAGAAACTCAACGCTGAAAAAGCTGCATCTGCAGCCCCCTCGTCAGAGGACAGCGCGGGACCTTCTCTCGACAACGCGTACGTCGATCAGAGCGATCGTGTACTAGACCCAGAACTCCTTGAAAAACCTTTGCTTGATCGCCTCCCGCAGCCTACCGGTTGGCGGGTTTTGGTTATGCCGTATCAAACGGCGAAGCAGACCAAGGGTGGTTTGTATATTCCGGACGAGGTCCGAGATCGAGAAACGGTAGCCACGGTTGTTGGTTACGTTCTCCGGGTCGGCCCACTAGCCTACAAAGACGCTGATAAGTTCGGCGGAGGCGAGCCTTGGTGTAAGCAAGGTGATTGGGTTTGCATTGGCCGGTATTCCGGTTCGAGGTTCAAGATCGAAGGTGGGGAGGTTCGCATCATCAATGACGATGAGGTGATCGCCACTGTTCTTGAGCCAACTGATATTATGTCTGTTTAAGGAGAAGGCTTATGTCTGAAGAGGCAAAGAAGGCCGTTGAGGATGAGGATCAAGAGATCGTCATCGAGGAGGTCTCTGAGGAAGCTGATACCGCTGCAGAAACTGAGGAACAGCCAGAGGCTCGCGCCGAGGCTGAGGACACAGAGTCTGGTGACGGTGAGCTTGAGAGTTACAGCAAGGGTGTTCAGAAGCGCATCTCTCGCCTGACGGAGAAGTACCGTAAGGAGGAGCGCGATCGCCAAGAGGCTGTTCGGGTTGCCCAGCAACTGTTGCAAGAGAAGCAGCAGCTTGAGGGCCGACTGAAGCAGTTGGACAGCGGCTACCTGAGTGAGTATGGCGCTCGTGTCGAGGCGCAGGTCGCCTCAGCCCGTCGCACATACAAAGAAGCCTATGAGGCTGGCGACACTGATCGGATGATCGAGGCGCAAGAAGCACTGGCTCGGGCGACGACGGACAAAGAACGCTACGATCTTGCCAAGCGTCGTGCGGACGAACGTGTTGCCGTAGAGCAACAACCTGTGGCACAAACGCAACAGGTTCCACAGCAGCAGGCAGCCCCACAACAACCCGAGGTCGATCCTAAGGCACAGGGCTGGGCTGAGAAGAACGAGTGGTTTGGTCAGGACGAGGTCATGACTTATGCCGCGTTTGGTGTTCATCGCAAGTTGGTCGAGGAAGAAGGCTTTGACCCGCAGAGCGATGAGTACTATAGTGAGATTGATCGCCGGATGCGTACGGAGTTTCCGCACAAGTTCAAGGCGTCCAAGAAATCGGGGAATAGTCAGGTCGCTCCCGCTGGCTCTTCAGCATCCCGCAGCACAAAACAGGGGCGCAGGACCGTGAAGCTAACTCCTTCGCAGATCG